CCGTCTGGGTCATCATCGACCGTCGCCGCTCCGAGCACTGACGCGAGTGACAGTCGGCACGCCATCGTCCGCGCACCGGCGACCTGATGCGCCGCAGACATCCCCGGCGACGGCGACGTGATCGGCATGGTGACCCGCGACGACTCACTGTGCCCGCCCGAGTGCCGCAGCGTGCAGATGGCTGTCACGGACTCGCGATCCTGCTCGATGTCCCACGAGTACGACAGGCCCTCCCGATGGAGATATGGCTGGACATGTGCCGCGATGTCGCCGAGATCGGCGTAGGAGTATGTGTACGCGGCACCCGACCGCGTCGCGATGCGAGCGGTCTGTCGGCGCGGCACCGGCGGACACGCCTCTTGATACCGCGCCATGGCATCCCGCCACTCTTGGGCCGCCGCTCGGTCGAGCGCGGCCTCGTGCAGCGCTGCGAGTCGCTCGATGGTCGCGATGTCGACGCCGTCGCGTGATACCGCACGCATCAATAGGTCGAGCGGGGCGACATCGCGGCTCGCGGCGATCATCTCGCCGGCCATCTGTTCGTCTTCCATGACTCCTCCTTTCGGTTGTGCGACAACATTGGACGCTTTCGGCCTCATCGTCAACCGGATTCCGCCATTTTTGTCGGCTGGCGGTTTCCGGCCATACGTAGACAGACCCTGACAATCTCCTCAGAAGACCGCCCAATCCCCACGGACGCAGAGGGCTGGCGGGCGAAGCTGGCCCTTAGCGAGCCCGCTGGCCCGCCAGCCCCTCTGGCTCGCGCCCGGATCGACCCGCTGACCCAGTGTACCGGTAGACCCCAGAGAGCTGTCAACCCTGCCCGCAGGGGCATACCGTGTCTACATTCTAGACACATGGAAAGAATCTGATCGGCTACAGCCCTCAGACCACAACATATTGTGGTTCATTGGCTGATCGAGCGGATAGAATTCGAACAGATGGTCACTATTGACCACACCGAGCACGCAGAAATCTTGACGGTGAAACACCCGCCTAGCCACACCATGCCCTGTAGGGCATAGGGTGTATCTACCCTATTGGGCTGGGCGGGGCAGCGGCGCGAGCCGGCGGAGGAATGGGAGACGACGACCGTGGCCGAGCCGGCGTCTTGATCGCGGACGTCGCATCTGCCATCGTCCAGTCACCCAGAAAGGAGGTCCGATGAAACTCACTGCCCCTAGGCGGCCACTGATCGGCCGAGTCGCACTCGCCCGGCAGGCGTGCGCGCAGAATCACCCGCGCGCCATACTCCAGGATGTACTCATCCAGGCGCGAGACGGACGTGTCGACCTGACCGCGACCGACGAGTTGGTCTCGGTGCGCACGTCGCTCGTCCACGAGGGCGTGACCGGCAGCGGCGCGACCGCGTTCCCGGCCGCGACGCTCCTCTCGGCGCTCAAGGAGGTGCCGGGCGAGGTCGTCAAGATCGAGGAGTCGGGCAGCCAGCACGTGCTCACGGCCGGCTCAACCGTCTTCAAGCTCTACGCGGACGACCCGATCGAGTTCCCGTCGATCCCGACGACCGACATGAGCCGCGCGGCCAGGATCCCGCTCGCGGGCTTCCTCGACCTATGCAAGCGCACGATGTTCGCCGCGGACCGAAAGTTGGGGCGGTACGTGTTGAACGGCGTGCTCGTCGAGCTCGCTCCCGAGGGGGTCGTGCTCGTCGCGACAGACGGCCGGCGGCTCGCGATGGCGCGGCTGCCGTGTGAGACCGGCGTGGTCGAGACCCGCTCGCGCATCCTGCCGATCAAGGGCCTGCAGCAGCTCATGCGCGCCGCCGAGCCCGAGGACGAGCTGCGCGTCGACCTGCGCGAATCGCAGGTCACGTTCGGCGTCGGGTCGACGGAGATCATCGCGCAGCTCATCGACGGCGAGTTCCCCGACTACAAGGCCGTGATCCCCGACGGGCGCCCGAACCAGGTCGTCCTCGCCCGCGACGATCTCGCCGGCGCGATCCGCCGTGCGGCCGTGACGGCCGGCGAGGAGGCGCGCAGCGTCGCCCTCTGCTTCCGCGACGGGACGCTCACCGTCAGCTCGCGCTCCGAGGGCCTGGGCGAGGCGCGCAGCGCGCTCGACGTCGAGTACGCTGGGCCGGACGTCGACGTCTGCTTCAACCCCGACTTCCTCAGCGACTATCTGCGGGCCGTGCCCGAGGAGCAGGTGAGTTTCTCGTTCTCGGACGGCAAGTCGGCCGGACTCTTCTCGAGCACGAACGGTGAGGCGCCCACAGATGACGTCGACGGCCGCTACATCGTGATGCCGGTTGTGAATGATGACAATCAACATTGAGACTCTGATCGGGCCAGTTAGTTTTGAGCCATCGGCTACTCTTTCGCCCATCGGCCCCGGCCTGCGACATGGCCTGTTATCGACATCGAGACCTGGTGTCGATGTCGCAGTCTGGATGACCGGGCGGAAGCTCGAAGCACTCCTCATCCAGGGTGACCTATCGAGACCCGTGACGGCTGGCGGTCCGCTCCGCGCGGGCGAGGCGGCCATCGCCGCAGCCGCACCTCTCGCCGCGCTCCCGGACATCGCCGAGGAGCCGGTGCCAGCGCTGCCGCGACCCTACCAGGGTGCGACTGGATCGCCGAGTAGCTGGCCCGGCGACTATCCGTGGCAGTCGCCGACACGATCGGCGACTCGTCTCGAGACGATGCTGGGCGGCCCGGCCTGGTGGTATGTGCCGCGTGTAGTGGACGGTCGGCGTGTCGCGCGGTGGTATTCGACGGACGACGAGAGATTCTCTGGCCATGCCGTCGGCCTGTGGGGATGGGACCGGCTCTGGCAGCGTGACACGATTCCTGATGGATACTCCGAGGCTGTGTGGGGTGAGTCATCGCGATCGAATCTGTCTCCGCATCACGCGAGCGAGCTGGTCGAGCCGCTGGCCATCGCCCATCGCACGCGGTCACAGATCGCACTCGGGATTGCACGACGACAGCGCGAGCATCTGCGGTGCTACGCTGGCCTCGGGTGGCCGGCTGCTCGATCCGAGCAGGCACGCGGACTTGGGCGGCCGCTGCAAGCCGCGCTGGCAGGAGTGATTGCAGATGAGAATGAGCGTTCGACCTGGTCCGTGATGTCGAAGACCATTCTCATATCGGCCCGGATGTCATGTGCTGCGACAGGAGACGCGTCGCCGGGCTGGGCTCCGCCGCATGCAGGACATTTCCCAGACGCGCCATGGCAGTCATGCTGGGGGGCCGCGTCGCTGATGCGGTCGGTCGCCGACGCGCTGGCGATGGCGCTAGAGAGTCCCGGAGTCATGACGGGAGAGGATGTCGCGGACGCTGTCGACGTGATCCGATGCTGCTATCTCGTGATGTCACGATGTCGGATCGCGCCAGGCGTCTACGCCGAGGATCTCTCGTCCGACGGCCGGATCCGTGTGGGTCCGACGGTCGATCTCGCTCCAGCGTGGTCTGTCGCGGCCCTCGAGCGAGGCGCACGCTGGCTGACTGCATCTGATCGATCTGTGGCCCTGTCGGATGCTGCACTCATCCGCGATCGTGTCGGCTGGCCGCCGATTCAGACCTTCGGTCGCGGATGAAAAGCCATCCGAAGATTGCTGTCGCGACTCCGTAGACAGGACCCAGCACGAGATGTCCGCGCCCCATCATGCAGCGGGCGAGCTGGACGTCAGCGCGTAGACGACGCTGCTGGATCCGCCACCAGGATTCGGTGCGCGTGAGGACGCGCAGTCGCGCGTAGGCATCGTCATGCTCTCGACAGCACGGTCCAGCTCGGAGATCGGGTGCTGCCGTACATCCATCGGATGCGCGGCCTGCGACAGCACTCGGCAGATGACGCATGCCCTGCACGGTACGCGCTGCGGCGCGTCTCACAGTGTCCCGTGCCCGACATTCCACATATTATCAGCGTCACGCGCGTAAATAGCGATGTACCAGCCGCGATTGCCCGCTGTGATTGAGGGCCCGCCATTGACACTGTCTGACCCGGTCGCTTGAAACTCGACGTTTCCGAGGCCGCCGTCGCGATTGACGATGATCTGAACCGTGCCGGCAGGCGGTGCTTCTTCGAGAGTGATGGTCCGATTCACTGACAGGTCGAGAGCATACACGACAGCGCTTGTGTGATCAGTCGTGAAATCGCCCCCCTCTCCAGTCATCCACGAACCTGCTTCAACGATGGTGCGCCAGATGTCGATGCCAGAGATGGGCTGGATGCCTGGGCTTCCGCGACGTCCAATGACAGTTCCGTTCGGCACACTCTGGAATGCGAGATTGCCGCTACCGTCGCGCCAGAGAGCCTCATTGGTGCCGGCTGCAAGCCCTCCCAGCCCGCCGCTTCCACTGCGACCGACGATCTCATCTGATCCGACCTGAATGTTAGTGAGATTCGCGCCGGCCCGTCCGAGTAAATCATTCGTGCCAATGCTGATGCCCTGAATCGACCCGCCCGCCCGGCCAAGGACTTGGTTATTGTTGAGCGCGACGACGTCGGGCTCTTGTGCAGCGGTCGATGCGATGACTTGATCCGCTGCAGTAAAGATCTCGCGGCTGATGGCAGCTGCGATCTTTGACTCGAGTCCGTCGAGAGAGACGCCGCCTACTTTCGCGCCGGGTTGCAGCTCGAGGTCGCCCTCGAGACTGAGCGCGCCGAGCAGTCGCATCGTGACATCTCGCAAGCCCAGCTCGCGCCCGAAGCGCTGCTGCAGTGGGCCGCGCCGCTCAAGGCGTTCGACGCGGCGGCGCATGCGCCGTGTATGGTGTGCGCGGCGCCGGCCAACCTGCCTGTCGAGTCGCGCTCGCGGTCTGAGTGCCTCGAGTGGAATCTGAGTGGTGCTCATGATGTGTCTCCTACGGGTCGAGAACCTCGACGACCAGGTCTGCGATACCCGCTGTCTCGAGTGGCGAGAAAGAGAGGACGCGCACCGGGCCCTCGAAGCCGGCGCCGAAGACGTCAGGGAGTCTGACATCGACGACGTTGCCGACTGCCCAGCGGTCCCAGTCTGTGCCACCGACCACGAGCAGCTCGAGGCGGCGCACGACGCCGGCGTCAGACACGCTGCCTGCGAGAGCGTCAGCCGCAAGATCGACGAGACCTTGACCTTTGAGCTCCTCGGCGCGGACGAGAATCTCACCCCGCGTCAACGGTGAATCGCCCGCCGCGACCTGTCGCGTCGCTCCGTGAATCACTTTGCCGGCCGCGACAGCGCGTCGCAATGATGGCCGATCCCCGAGCCCGACGAGTGCATTGCCCTGGCCGCCGATGAGCGTCATCGTCGCGAGGGCCGCCTCACTGTCGACACTCCATGCAGTCCATGAGATCTCGCCGCCATCGGCGGCGGCGGCGGCACGTCGACCCTGCGACGGAGCTGCAGCGAGCGACAGAGCGACTTGCGCGCCGCTCGTCTGCGCCTCGATCCACCACTCCCATCCAGCGAGATCGGCGACATCGTCGAGCGCCGAGCCGACCTCAGCGCCCGGTAGATCCACGGCGATGGCAGGACCACCTAGCAGGGTGGTCGGCACGGCGACACCTGTCCCGGCGACGCTGTTCGCCGCGTCGACGATGGCCGCGAGCACGTCGCCGACAGGGCCGCGAAACGACGCATCCGCGCCCAGATGACGCGATCGCAAAATGGCGCCGTAGCTGCGAGCACGCAGCTCGAGGGTGCTGCGCTCGCGTGAGGCCTCGACCGACGTGAGCGGCCCCACCCACGGTACCGACACCACGTCAGACTCGACGACCAGCAGCCGCCCGGCTGGCGCATCGAGCACGTCGGCGTCAAGAGCGCCCGCCTCTACTTGGACGCGCGCCTCTCCCATACCTTGAGCGGACAGCATCGAGGTCCGCTGCAGCGACGCGTAGGGCACCTGAGCGAGCCGCTGTCCGTGGCCGTCGTGAATGTAGGCGGCGGCGTGCACGCATCACTCCCAGACGTCATCAAACGTCGTTGCGGAATCGACATGCACGATACCGGGCTCGACATAGGAAAGCGTGTTGAGCCCCGGATCAATAATAATCCACCGTTCGGCATCACCGATCGTAGTCGTCGCGAGAAGGTTTTCGCCGGTTGTCAAGTTACGCACCGTGCGCGCGCCCATGTCAAGCTCTATAGTGTCGTCAATCTGTACGAATGCGTCGAGTGTGATCGTGTCGCCTGTCGTTTCATTCGTGAGGACACCATTCAGTTGATAGACGTCTTGCTCCCCGCGGAAGTCCACATAAGGCCGCGCCGCGCGGTCCAGCTCGGCCGTTGGTGTGGCCGCTGACGCAACAGCGTCAAAATCGGGGCGTGAGTTTGCATCGAAGTCATAAAGCAAGTCAATAATGCGAGTGTAGCGCGACGTGAAAGAGCCTGCATACTCAAAGTTGCTTTTGACCCAATCAACGGTCGGACTCCCCGACACGATCGACGTGAACTCGACCTGAATCGCCAACGCTGTTCCACGCGCCAGCTCGAGCCGTTGTGTCGGCGCGAGAACGACCTCGAATCGCACCCATTGAATCGAGCTTGGGTTGGCAGAAACGGTCTCATTGCCACCTTGCGCGACTTGGAAGAAACTCCCCTCATCATCGATAACACCGAGCGTCATGGTGATCGATGCACTGCCTGTGCCGCCGACAGACAGGCCGACATCAACTCGAGTCACACCCGCACCGAGTTCATTAGGCTCAGGGATGATGACGATCTGAGAGAGAGACGAGCCAAGCGCAATGTTATCGCTGTCAGCTATACCGATCGCCAGCGGCGTACTCGCGACGACAGCCGAGCGTCCCTCAAACTCGACCTCTAGATATCGCGTGGTCGTCCCAAAGATGCCAGCGGCCCCACCGTCTGAGAACTGTTCGCTGATGATTTCACGGACACCGTTGTCCGCGACGGCGCGCGTGATGATTCCCATCGTGTCGTCGGCACTCGGAGTGACTGCCAGAGGCGGTGTGAGTCCGTCAGCGATGAGGCCCATCGGAAAACGATAGCGCCACAGATTGGCCGCCAGGACGTCACCTTGTGGCCCGCGCGTCGTCGCTTGCCACTCGAGCTCTGTCAGCGTCCCGCTGCCGGGAATCCCAATCTCGCGTGATTGACTGTTTGTTTCGCGGAATGCTCGGATCCATTGTGCCGACCTCGGATCGTCCGTCGACGCGACAGCATTCCAGCGATGAGTCTCGTTTGAAGAAAACGCTCGATCAAGCATCGGACTCCGCTCCGTCTGCGGGTCCGGTGTATCAGCGCCGAGCCAACCATAAACGATCTGAACGCGTCGCTCGACAAACCAGATCGTGTCACTCGCGTTTGCACTCGATGCTGCCGTGTTTCGTTGACCGCGCTTGATGCCGGCGAATGACGATCGAGTGCGACTCGCGTATGTGATGACCTCGCCGCTCGACTCGATCACGAGTGCGCCCGATGAAGGCCATCCGACCGCCTCGTCCGGGCCGACCTCGAGCGTCTCGCCATCGGCCGGGCTCGCCGCGGTGATGGCGGAGGCTAACTCTGCTGTGCGGCGTGGACCCATTGATAGATTCGCCCACAGACGCAGACTCGGAGCGCCGAATCCGCCCGCCTGGTCGTATCGCGGCACCTCCACGCCATCCACGAGCACGCGGACATCATCGCCCGACGCGAGTGAGTCTCCCTGGGCGACCTCGTCCGCATGTGCCCACGCCTCGAGACCGCCGGCGACCTCTGTGATGAGGACGGGCCAGTTGTCGAGAGCGCCCTCAGCGCGGTTCGCGACGATCACCTCGCGGACGTGTTGCTGTGCGTCATTCGCCGCCTTCTGTGTCCGAGGTGTGAGAGTGATAATCGCGCGGTCATCGCTGGCGTTGCCACTCCCCGTGACGTCCCAGGTGCTGCTGATCGGTGACTGCTGCGTCCCGTCCCACCGCAACACCTCGGTCGGCTGCAAACCGAGCGATGTGAGATCGTCATCCGCTGCGCCCATGTCCGCCGCGTTGGCGTCTGACAAGCTTCCTCCCACGCCGGCGAGCAGCCACATGAGATCCGAGTCGATAGCGTTCGAGTCGAGACCATCCCGGCCGATTTGGATGAGATCAGCAGAAAGGGTCGGAATGTTTGTATCCGCTGCTGAGACGAATGGGGCTCCATCGATCGATAGCAAAACACTGCCTTCTGTCCAGTGCGCAATCACTGTTTTTTTGTCACCAATCGACACAGCATCGGCAACAGAAACAATGGTGCCGACACCGCTGGCAACGCGCTGCAGTTGCCATGCGGAGACGCTGAAGTCATACCAGCATCTCAGACGGTCGCCACCGTCGTCGCGCCAATCGAATGCGTATTGATCGACATCGACAGGCAATGGTCCCGTTGAGGAATCGAATCCGGCGCGCAGACGCACGGCAATCCACGCCTTCGTTTCGTCACTGAGCGCCGCCGGCATGTCACATTGACCCTGTGATCTCACAACAGGTGCTGTTCCAAGCGTGGCGACGAACGGCCGCGGCCACGGCGATTCACAGATCGTCACACCATCGAAGTACGCCACTTGCCCAGCGCTCGGCGCAGATGTGGCCACGAGTGTCACCTGTCCAATCGTGTCTGTCGCGACATCAAACGTCAACCACACCCGCTGCCATGTGTCGGTCACCGCAGAGGATGCCGTTTCCTGTGAGATGACCACCGCGCTCGTGAAACGCGAAATGTTGAAAGCGATGTCGCCGCCGTTCCAGCCGCTCGGCAACCAGACCCACGCCTGCGCAATCTTTCTCGAGATCGCCGATGCGCCGAAGTCAATGCCCATCAACGCCATGATGGTGCTGTTCTGATATGTCCACTGCACCGACTGGCTGCCAAATAATACTGGGGATTGAGCGCCCTCCCACGCATTCGCCAGGAACCCAATCACATAGGCGCCTGCCATAGACTCACCGGACGCCGTCTCGGCCGATCCGGCGAACCACAGATTTTTCCGCTCCTTCCAAAGACCGACGGAGTTGTCGTCTGTCAATCCGTCGCCTTCGACGCCGAGCGCACGGACTGTATCGTCGACGACATCGCCCGAAAAGAGAAGGTCGGTGTCGAGATGCGTGACAGTCTTTGCCAGAGTCGAACGCCACCGCGGATCGGGCAACATCAACACCGCGGTGAACGCGATAGCCGAGCCATCCTGTGGAATTGTGCGAATGACAGTGCCTGTGAGAGTGCGTGACACGCCATCGACGGTGGCGACGAGAGCACCTGTCAGCCCGACCGCAAAGATGCCATGCAACACGTCTTGCTGGACGATCGGATCGCCAGATCGAATCTGTATGTGCACAGGCACCGACACCTCAGACCGCTGCACCCTTGCGATGCGCGGCCATCGCGTCTCGACAGGCACCAGTCGAGCATCGCCGGCCCTCGAAAACGGGAGGTCCGGGACGAGGAAGTGAGATGTGAAAGCGACGCCGTCATTGATTGCGGTGCCGCGGAAACTGTCGAGTGTGATCGTCAAAGGTCAGCGAGTCCGTCAATGACGTCAAGCACAGCGCCTCCATCTGTGACGCCAGGAAACACGAGTCGAATCGTACCGTAGTTGCGCCTGTCAATCGTCGTGCCACCGCCGAGACCACCGCCTGCATTTTGCGTTGCCAGAAACTCATCGCTCGGCGTGAATGATCCGATGGTCGAGCCGCGCGCCACGCCCAACACGGGATCGATCGGTCCAAGCGTGCCCGCTCCAATCTGCGAGCCAGAACCGAGCACCCCGAATCGACCGCCTGAGTCGAGCGATCCAAACCGACTCGCCTGCGCCACGATGCGCTGCGAGGTCTCCTGCACGACTGCTGCAGTCGCGTCCATAGTCGCCTGCGCCAGTGTCGGGATCGGCGAGATGGCGGTCCCAAAATCAGCCGCTGCCTGTTCGGCTGGCGGCGCGATCGACGATGCGATTGTCACGCCGAGCATCTCGACCCGATTGGACACGTCGTCGATCGACGACCCCATCGATGCCAGACCATCCGTGGTCGCTGCGCCAGCATCCTCAACGACAGACGGAATCTGTTCCGCCGCATCGGTGAGTTTTTCGGCTGCGCCGGCTGCTTTTTCGCCTGCATTTTCCGCCGATGTGGCCATCTCATCGAGCATGTCACTGGCGTCATCAGCCGACTCCGCTACGCCGCTAGCCTCACTCGCCAGCTCCTCGAGGATCGCTGCGGCATCCGGACCCACGCGGCCCGCCAGCTCAACCAACAGGTCTTGCCCGACCTGAAGCTGTTCGGCTGCTAGGCCGCTCTCGACAGCAAACGATTGCATCGCTGCGTCGGCGCGCTCGCGAAATGCCTCCGCGTCGCGCCCGCTGGCCTCGAGACTCTCTGCGATCAGATCAACGGCCTGCTGCGCAGCACGCTGCTGCTCAGTTAGCGGCTGGAGCGACTGCGTGATACTCTTGATCGCCTCACTAAACTCATTAGCTGACTCAGCGCCGGCTTCCAGCTGCCTCCCGAGTTCGTCTGTGCGCTGTCCAGCGTTTTCCTGTTCCTCGGCGAGCTTGCGCGCTGCCTCTGCCGCGAGATCTGTACTGCTGCCTGTGTCCTCGAGGACAATGGCTGCAGCAGCGGCATTCGTCGCCAGCAAACCGAGGGCGGCAACCACGAGACCGATGCCGCTTTGCGTCTGCAGCAACAGAATTGCCTTACGGACCAACTGCAGTCCAGTCACGATTTGAGGGACGATCGCAAGGAAGCCTAGGAAACCGGCACTAAGCGCGGTGAGGCCTAGGATGAAGACTTTCATTGGCTCACTAAGATTCACAAACCTATCGGCAAGATCGCGAATGAGCTCAATGAATGGTGCGAGGCCTTCGAGAATCAGAATGCCGATCTCATCTTTCACGTCCGCGAGACTCGCGAGCATTTTCGACAGATCGTCTGCACCTTCCTCCGCGCTGCCACCAACGCGACGCTGGATCTCAGCCAATCGCTCGCCGAAACCAGCAGAATCCTCAAAAGCGACAGCGAGTCCTCGCACGCGTGTCGTCTCACCGGACAGCACATTCCCGAGTCCCTGACTCACACTCTGCAGAGACCGTCCGGTCACTGCAGCGAGGTCCAGCGCAAGAGGGAGCGCAGCCACGGCCTGCTCTGTATCACCAAGGGACGAGATGAGCTGCGTCAGCGCCATGCGCTGGAGTTCGTCTGAGACTCCCGTGGTTTTCTGCAGACTCGCGATGAGGTCCTCGAGTTCTGCTGCGACCGGGCCCACCTCTGCGCCGACATTTCGCAGAGACTGAGCGAGCTGCGCTTGACTTCTGATTTGATCTCGCGCACCTAACGCCATCGCGCCCAGACCACCGACGATCGCAGCGGACCCGATTGCGAATCGTCTCTGATTGCGCTCGATGGCGTCACCGATGCCGCCGAGACCTTGACGCACGGACTGAAATGCGGCCTGTGCAGCATCAATCGCGCGAATCGCAATCGTCAGATCCACGCGATCAACTCCGTCGTCGCGCCGCTGTCGCCCGCCGCGCCGAGCTCGCGACCTCAGCCTGGCGCGCCATAGCCATCGTGATCAGATCCTCGATCACGACCGCAGACACCTCGTCCATGTCGAGCGGCGACAGGCGCACACCGAGCGCATTCATCTCGGCCGCCGTCCGCATCTGCGCCGGAACCTGGCCGTCGATGAGCATGGCTATCGCGCGGGCGCGGAATCCGGGGGGCGGGTGTTGCGCTCCACGACGCGCGCTCGCGCCCACTCGCGCGTCTGAGCGTCGAGGTCACCGATCGACGCCGGCGACGGCTCGATATCGTAGCTCCAGCCCGTGATCGCGCAACTCAATACGTAGTCGGTGTCCCACGTGCGCGAGGCCTCGCGTTCGCCGCTTTGGTCACCACTGCGGGACATGAACGCTTCGACGATCCGCTGCGGCAGTGCTTCGAGCAGCTCACCGTTCGCGATGAGACCTCTCCGCCCCGCTTCTTCCACCTCGTGACCCGACAACTGTCGGATCTCGATCCACTGCCCCGGCTCGTGAGGGATCTCCAGTCTCTCAGGCGTCTGTCGTCGTACCAGCATCGTGCCTCCTCACACGAGAGTTGCGGCCTCATTCTGGACCGCGATCTCCAAGAAGTTGGTCTCGTCCGTCGCGCCGACGAACGACAGTTCTACCAGATCCTGACCATTTTCGACCCCGACGGCAAGGACTGTCTCACTATCGAGTCGATACAGACCGTCGACCTGCACCTCGTGATTTTGTCCTGACTCTGCCGTCTCGGCTCCGGTAAACAGCATCCGGATAGCCTGTAGGCTCTGAGCCTCGGCTGCGGCCTTCTGCGCATTCATGATCGTGCTTTCGACGAGCAGTCGCACAGTGAGCGTCGTGTTGACGATGCTACCATCGAGGACGTGCGTCGAGAAGTCCAGTGTGTCGCGCCCATCACCCGTCATTTGAGGCAGCCAGCCTGTCGTGAATGTCCAGTCCGCGCCGACCCATTGCCCCACGAGCTTTGTGTTGCCGATCGTCGCCCAGGTCGCGTCGAAGAAGATTTCAGCCTGAGCAAACGGCAACGTGATAGCTGGCGTCGGAAAGTCGAGTCCTGCGCTGAATGCAGTTCCTGCTACCTTTCGCGCAAACCAGTCCGCAGAAAACGACACGAGGCTGTCACCGGCTGCAGTGATGTTGAGAGAACGCGCGCCGATGTAGTTGAAAACATTCTGAACGTTGTTCGTCCCATCGGTGAGTCGACGCTGTACAGTGAACGTGTCAAGGCCAGGCACCACCTTTGGCGCACGCGTGAACGTCCACAGCTTGGCAGCTCCGGCTCCTGTCGGCGAAGGAATCGTGTCCAGCGCCGTGCCCAGAATATGTTGAAACTGCTCCGTCACGATCGGGCCAGACGGCGTCAGTGTCGTCGCATGCTGGTCCACAATCTCATCGCCAGGATGCTGGACCAGCAGGCCGCGCGCCATCCGCGGTCGCTGCACCCGACCAGCAGGCTCGATCGTGATTTCAGGCACGAGGATCTTCGACGTCGCCGGCACACCAACGCCTGGCGTTGCCTCGAGTCCCCATTGGTAGAGTCGGAGAGATTGATTCGTCGGCATCAGACCTGCTCCAATCGCGTGTAACTCACTTCCCACACCGCGTCCATGAGCCACTGAGAGCCTACTGCGTGCTCGCCGAGATAGTCGAGCTGCAATGGCGACGACGTTGACAACATCCAGCCCGAACCTAGCGGCGTCGACGACAACATGACCTCAATCATGGCCGTCAGTGTGCGATCCAGCCGCTTTCGTAGCGTCGCCTTGTCTGCATCACGTACGATGACGCCAGCATTGAGTGAGACTACCGACTGCATCCAATCGACGCGCCACTCGTTAGCTGTCATCGTCGGCACGAGAGCGAATCCGATCGGCGGCACCTTCAGCGATTCAAGTTCCAGCGGCGTGATTGCCCACTCTGTGATATCGTCAAGGTCAATCACAGGTGAAAAGCGCGCCTGCACAATGTCGAGCTGCGCCGGCAAACTCGACTCCATCTCTGCAATGAACGCGTCGCGCAGACCCTCGGCCAGTTCGAGCGTCACAGCCGCGCCCCGAACGCGTGGCGCTGCATGACGCGCACAACCTCGCGCACCCCACGCTCAGAAAGTATCAGCGGCGGCCGGGGCGGCATTCGCGATGTGCCGGACTGATGGAATGTCGCATACGGGACGCTCGTCCCATATCGCAGACTCATGCGTCCGGCATCACGAATCGCGTCGCCACCGCCCTGGAATGACTCACGCATGCGACCGGTCTGCACCAGGATCGGCTGTCGTCCGTAGACACGTTCCTTGCGTGCTGCGTAGGCTGCACTCAGCGGCGGCCACGGTGACTCACCACCTTGAGCACCCTCGGCGTCGAAGCGCGCTCTCATCTCGTCCTCGAGAGCGCCAATCACTCCGCGCCACGCCGGCCGAAAGTCCTTGACGCGTCCGCTGATTCTGGTCAACTCGCGCTCGATCTGTCGCCGTCCGTCGCCCTTAATCGAGAGGCGAAACATTAAAACTCCAGATCGACGGTGAGATCAGAGTTGGCTTCTGAGCCGAGATCCTCTGGGCTGTCGGGATTCCGCGTGAGAAATGTACTCGGCAACGCCGACGGCGTGCTCGTCGTGACCGAGTCAGGGATCATGCTCCCATCCTTGATCATCGCGAGCTGCTCTGTGTATCGCGCGGCGAAAAACCCGGCCGACGGCTGCTCGCCGATGCCAGCCGCGTCCGGAAACATCGCGCGGAGGGTGAGTGACGCTGCGCCGAGCGCGTTGGTCAGCTTTAAAAACTCGACGAACAGCGCTGGCGAGACGACGGGAATAGCGATGCCGCGAGACGCGAGTGCAACATTGACCTCACCGTCGACCTGCGCAATGAAACCGAGCACCTGTGAATCTGTCGGCTCGGTCGTCGCACTCACAGGCGTGCGCGGAATCAGTGCCTGGACATCATCCAGCGTCGCGTACGCCATGTCGACTCCAGTAGATCAGGCGTTGACGACCTTGACGACTTGCTTCGGCTCACCCACACCCTCGACCCCCCGCATACGAGCGGACCACAGAAACATATTCGAGAGAATCGTCTGCGGGTTGTTCGGATCGGCCGCCGCCTCAAGCTCCGGGGCCGAACGCTCCTGCCAAATGAAGGGCGGCTGCGCCGTGCCGACGTGAAGAGCGTACCAATCGTTCGGGTCAGTGAGCCACTGGCCCCGGACGACGGTGTAGCCGCTCGCGGTGAATGATCCAGGCCCGCCAGGCCTGATCGGGTCAATCTGCCCGCCTGCCACGGGATTGAGTGCGTTGAACGCGACACCCTCGAGCTGTGGCGGCACCACGAGGACGTCCGGGACGATATTGATCGGCCGACCATGCTCGTCCTGGAACGACGCCATTTGACCGCGAACCGTCGACAGGTCCGCGAGGAATGACGCCGCGTCGGCACCGGTGCCGGAAATCATGTTGTCAATGTTGGCCGAGTCGCCAATCGTGCGCGTGTTCGAGAACAACGCCACCCCATCATACGCGAGCGGGTTCGACTCAAATTGCTGCATGACGCGCTCGCCCGGAAAACGCGCAGCTTCCTGCGCCAACTGATTGATGCGCGGCTGCAGAACGTTGAGTCGATCATCCTCGAAGAGATCACGCTCGACCAGTAGCGGAGACTGCCACGTCTTATTCTCGAGCGTGTATGAGAACGAATGCAGCCCCGAGATTTCGGCCTGTCCCTTGACCTCGGCCATCCTGGGCGTAGAACCCAGCCACGTGTAGGTCTCGGTCTTCGTGTTGCTTTGCAGAATGCCCGTGAACTGTCGCCACGCCTGCGCGTTCAGCGCAGCGAGAAACGCCTCACGAAACAGCGTCTCAAATGAGGTCGTGGCACCGGCGATCAGATCTGGAGTAACTACCGCCATGACTAAATCCTCTAGCTGAGATCAGCAGCGATGCCGCCGACAGGAATATACACCCAGCCCGACGTCGAAGACACGAACTCGGTCAGCTTGCCGGCCGGGCGCGAGTTGGTCGTGGTCGGATCTACTGTGTTGTCATCCGCCACGAACGTTGTGCGGCCGACCTGTGCCTGGCCTAGACCGAGCCCGGCCATCAAAAACTGTGCGCCGGAAAGAATGATGATGTCTTCGGCGCCGTCAAGGCCACTGCTGTTGTCCTTGCCCGACTCCGCGACGCCAATCACAGGCAGCACACCCACAGAGTCCGTCGCCGCGACAGCAAAACCAGCGCCGTTGACCTGGATCATCGCGCCCTTGAAGAGCGTCGTGCTGGCAGCCACTAGATACTGGATGCGCTGAGCAGTGCCGCGCTGCCGGCGGACAATGTCAGCAGTGAGAGCGGTCATCAGTCATTCTCCTTGCTTGCGAGTCCCACAAAGCGCCTCACATCGTCCTCGGGAATGTCGACTTGCGCGGCCTTCGCCTTGCCGCGGATGATCGACGCACGGTGTTGAGCCGACCAGACGCCCATCTGTTCTGCGACGAAACGTTCGTCAGGCGTCGCGTCATAGGTCGAGATGTCAGAATCGCCAGCGGTCGCGGTATCTGCACCGACGCGGCCAAACTCGACGCGCGGCGTCAGGGTCTCGAGTAGCTTGCGCGTCGACTCGAGATCGTTCGTCGCGCTCCGAATCCACTGATCACGGCTCGCGGCAGTGATCCGGCCGTCGTCTACGGCACGGTCGACGACCGCCGCCGCCGAAAGACGGGTATGTTCGGTCTCGAGCGCGGCCACACGTTCAGACAACCGCGCATTGGCTGCCTGAATGCGTTCGGCCTCCTCAGCCTCGGCGCGCAAACGCGTAGCCAGCTCGACGATATCGTCGTCATCGCCAGCCTCTAGCGCAGCCGTCACCTTGGCGGCGAGCCCTCGTCGCGCTCGCTGACGCAGCGCTTCGGCTCGGGCCACTACGTCGGCATCTGTCGAGTCTGCACTCATCCCGAGTGCCTCGCGGATCGCTGCGGACAGCTCCATGTCCTCGTCTCCGATGGGGTTCAGCTCGCTATTAGGATCGGCCACGGGAGGCGAGTCAAGGTCGATCAAGTGATTTTCGAGGTGGGCGATCGCATCCTGATCGCCCGCCTCCCGGGCCGCCTCGATCGCCGATCGGACCGCCTCGGGCACCGTCACGAGCTGGCCGTCGAGGATGTCGTGATGCAGAAACCGGAATGAGGCCACCTCATCCATAGGCCCCTGAATCGACGCGAATCCGTGCGCAAACTGGTCCAGATCGAGTGTGGACGGGTCGTCTGCGACGGCACTGGCCCATCGCGTGACCCGCTGGAGGGCGGCCAGCCGATCCCACTCGAGATCGATGACCGGCGGCGAATGGAGCGGCACCATCGCCGCGTAGATGCGATGACTCATGACGATCCTCTGGCCAGATCCTGACTCGAGCGCTGCCGCAAAAAGTGCCTCGATGTCGCTGATGGACGACGTCGACAGTGGGAGCGGCGCCAGCCCGGAGACTGCGGGGGGCACCTCACCGAGTAGTGCGAGACCGACCAGTACATGCGCGAAGGTCTCGCCGTCAATCTGCATCTGTGAGATGACTTCGACCGACCGCTCGGGGAACGCGCCCTCATCGAGGACACGTGCGAGCACCTCGGGTACCCCGCGCAGATCACCGATGAGTGAGTCACCCTGTACGCGGAGATTCGACACGCGGCCGAGAGACGGCAGCCCGTCTTCGCCGGCGAGACGTTGCGCGTCATTGTGCCCGAGTTTCACTGGAGCTGCGAACCTGCCTACGAGTCTTGAGTGACTGTCGACCAGGTCCTGCAGCACTCTGCGCGTGACGACGAACTCGCTCGACGCGTCCCATACACCGACACGCAGCAGCTCGACACCCGCGATATCACGCGTCGCCATGGGGTGGTTCCTCGATCGTCTCCATGTCGGTCGCAGCGATGACGACGTCCACGTCGCGATCACAGAGTCGAGTCAAGGCGGCCAACGCTTCATATGCCGCGGCGCGAGATTCTGCCGCGCGATCAATCGCGATGCGGCGGCCGCACTGACGGAGCGCGAGCGTGAGAGCGTCCATGTTACAGGTCCTCGTCGAGAACAAACTGCATGATGCATCGACATCGCGAGCCGCCGTCGCACGCGCCAAACCGTGCCGACCGCAGCGGCGGATTGATATCATCGAACTCGGCCGACGGAAACACGACCTCGGCCCCGTCTGCACTCTGGCACTGTGCGCACGTCGTCTCTGCCTCGAGCACCGACGAATAGATCGCGCGCGTGCCACCGCCGCCGAAGATGCGCTGCGCCGACGTTCGGCGACCCGCGCTCATCGCTTCCGACACCGCGCCCACAGATCGCCGCGCCGTTTCCGACTCGGCCAGACTACGTACGAGATCTCGGACACGCTGTGAGTCGAATCGCCCATCACGTGACGCGCCCGCAGCCTCGGTCAGGATGGTGCTCGACAGCCGTGCACGGATCGCGGCCAGCAACGATGCGGCCTGGAGGTCCGCCTGTTCGTTTTCTTCGCCTGACTCAAGCGGCTCGCCCAGCTGAGCGTCGACACGTTGGCCTCGCGCCTGACGTTGGCGCGACGTCTCGGCGACCACCTCCTCCGCTCCCACGAGCATGACTGTCTCGAGCGCTCTCGCCAGACGCTCGCGATCCTCAGTCGTCGGCGTCAGTGCCTCCGACACGATCCCGAGTAGCGCATCACGCGACCGGCCCGATGCGAATGCATCGGAGACGGCATCGATCGCACGATCGCTCAGACGCCGCGATATCTGGCCCATCAGCGCCGTCACGCGATCTGCGCCGTCGTCCATCACGCCGCGCAGTCGTGACGCGTCGATCACACCGTCTAGCCGCGTCGGTGTGCGCACGCCTCGCCTTCGACGCGCAGCATTGGTGCGCGTCGCCTCTGGTGACCCCAGCTGTGGGAGATCGAGCATGTCGCGCAGCTCTCGTTCGAGCGCGCGATCATCATCTGTGATCACACCATCGCGAGTCAGATCGGCGACCGTGCGAGCGACAGACGCGACGTCGCGCGCATCGAGCCGGGAATGCACCAGCGTCGGAGGGTCGCGATCCGATGCAATCACTCGCTGCCAACGCGACAGAACATCGTTGATCGCGGATGTGATCTGTCGAGCGACACCCTCGAGCATCATGAATGCCACCGACGTCTTGTCGGCGTGCATCGCAAATGATCCGGTTGCCCCCTCGCCCATCCCGAGATGCTCTGCCAGCAGCGAGCGCATCATCGATAGGTCGTGGTAGCGGATCGTCTCAAGCGGATTGAGCGTCGTGCCTTGAACGCCCTCGATACGATATGAGAAGACGTCTTCTACCTCGAGCAGATAGTTATGCTCGTGAGTCCTCGCCGTGGCGAGCGACTTTTCCGCTGCGTCCTTCGTCTCGCTGTCCGTGTTTTTCAGCGTGCCTACATCCATGCCCGCTCCGCGGCGTTGTTTTGCGACCGCGTCAATCATGAGCATGCGCGACTTGATGAACCAGGACCCAAACATCGGTCGCATGAGACTCATGCCGCGTGGATCCACACCCTCCGGCTCATTTTGCACGAGCACCAACTTCTCGGCCGGTATGGTCACCATGCCGAGCCTGCGCGGGCCACTCGTGATCATCTGAGTGATCCCCGCGAACTCACCCCCATCGTCGACGAGCCACTCCTGGACAGTATGAGGACGACGTAGCTCCAGCGCTTCGAGGCCGATCTCACGTCGGCCGCTGATCCGGCGCTCGTCTGGCGGGCGTCGCCATACGATCTCTAGTGGCGCGACACCATAGTCCAGATGTAGTAGCGCAGCATTCAGCGTCGCTGGCCAGTCACGTGTGAAAAGAGCCTCGGAGACGGCGTCGGCGCGCGCGCGATCGCGCGCATCATCACTCGCTGCCGCGATCGACCATGTCGCCGATCGCAGTGGCTGCTTGACGAGCCGCATCAATGCCGCGACGACAGGATCCGCACGCCGCATCTTGTCCCAGATCGCGAACGCCCGCATCCCGCGGACTGACGCGTTGTGATCGGGATCAATGAGAGCGAACAGATCGGGCGAGAAACCCGACAGAAACGCCTCCAGGCCACCCCATCCGATCCGGCCGAAGGCAGGTGTCGCCATCTCAGTCAGCCATGGCGACCACGAGTCGACGCGTGGGCCGCACCGTCGCGTCGCCTGTCGCGCGAGACGGCGGAATCATCAGGCGAGCGACACGATGACGCTCGACGAGCTGAGTCATCGACTCATCAGGACCCTGCACACTCACGAGGATCCAGCGTATCCGCGCAGTCGGCGGCGCAGGCAACGACGAGACGAGGTAGCACGACCCGGCGCCCGCACGTGACAGCTCATGACGCGCCTCGAGCGGTGAGACGAGCCGCGGTGGGCCGGGCGGGAGAGGTGGGCTGCTGCCCCCGGCGCCGGCGTCGAAAGGAGGGTCAGTGACCCCCGCGACGGCGAGTCCAGTCAGCGCTACGCCCACCACAGCGCGCGCGAGGATGTAGATCAGAGTCATCATCCAGGATCCCAGCCGGTCGTGAGGGTCGGGGTCGCTCGACTCGGGAGCAGCAGCCCACCGGACAGGGTGACATGTCCGCGCCCGCCCCACAAGGCCAGAGCGAGCGAAATCACACAGTCGTCGTGCATGCCCGATGGCGCCGATGTCCGCGTCGACCCCGATGGCAGCAGCTCGAAGGCGAATGACTCCAGCTCGTCGATCCCAGCCTGATAGTGCTCTGGCGCGAGGAGCGTCACGTCGCCGCGCTCGAGGGCGACGGCCAGGTGGTCGATCAGGTCCGCCTTGACCCGCGCCGAGAATCGCACCGGCTTGACGCGCGCGCCGGCCCGCTCGAGCGCCTCGACGATCGGGTCGCCGACGCCTGTCGCGTCCACCCACGTCGTCGGATGGTCCCAGCGCTGCAGCATGGCCATGACCCGGCCGATTTGGGCGGTCCAGTCGATCCGCTGCCAGCGATCCCAGGCCACCATGCAGCCCGTGTCATCGACGATCGTCAGCACCGTCCAGTCGGTCGTGCGCGCCAGGTCGAGCCCGGCGGTGTAGTGTCGGCCGGCGCGCGGCCGGGCCAGTGGCGTCGCTGTCGCCGATTGTCGCACACGCCGGAACACGGCGCCCGACCCCTCGATGAACGCGGCCTCGTATTCCTGCCGCCAGATCGCCTCCGGCAGACGCGACCGCTCGGCCTCGATCAGCGACGGATCGATGTGTGGATTGGCGACGGTCGGCTGCTGCCAGCTCTCATATGCCGGATCCCGCGCATCGCGCCCGCGTAACCATTGGTCATAAAACCAGTTACGCCCTCTCGACGTCGAAATCATCATCGCCCAGCCGCGACGGTCGACGAGCCGCTGCGACAGATGCGACTCCCAGATCGACGGTCGGATCCGCGCTGCCTCGTCGACTATCAGCCAGTCGAGGCCTTCGCCGAGCAGCGAGACCGGGTTGTCGGCCGTCTTCGCACGCGCTTCCGACTCCCCGCCGGCCAAATTCCGCAGGACTAATCGACGCTCTGCACGCCTACGGTCGACGATCCACGGCGACAGACGCTCGAGCGCCACCCTCTCCATCGTACCCCACACACGATCCGCCAGGTCATATGTCGGCGCCACGACCCACCCGATGGTCCCCGAGGGGCACGGTCCCATCATCGCGGCGAGCGCCTCCATCGCCGCACACGTCGTCTTGCCCCATCGCGTCCCGCACGCCACCACACGACGCGGTGCGTCGGACTCGTGGACCGCGGCCTGGCCAGGATGCGGCGAGTATCCCAGATCCTCAAAGAATCGATCTCGTCGGATGAGCCGCGTCATCGAGATTTCCCTTGACACGATGGCATCGTCATGGGGACCTTAGGCGCGCAAGCGCCGCGGGGGGCAATCACGCTGGGAGGGTGGAGCTCGCGCGGAACAGCGCGGGCTCCTCACCCGTCCGCATCCGGCTCATCCTCCTCCTCATCATCCTCGGCACCGAGCCATCGATCGTGGTGAGCGCGGATGATGTCCGCGATCGACAGCTCATGCCGATCGGACGGCTCGCCGCGCGCTGTCCGTTCCAGCCGCGCCCCCACCTCTAGCCCACGGATCGCGTCCCGGGCAGTCTCGACCTTGGCCTGACGCTCGAGGGCCGCGAGAGCCTGCTCCTGCAGACGGCGACCAGCATCGGCCTGCCGATGATTCATCTCTGCGATGAGATCGACGAGATGCTCCTCTGTCCGGCGTGCAGCCTGCGCCTCGATCCGCGCGAGCCGCGCCTGCCACTGACGCTGGGCTGCGTGGGCTTCGATCGTCCGAGTGACCAGTCCCATTGCTTCGCCCACAGCGCGATAGGATCGCGTGGGTCCCATCGCGACGTACAGCGCGAAGGCGTCGTTGTCGTCGAATCGTTTCGGGCGCGGCATGATTGGGATCATACCGGCGAATCTCCGGCAAATCGCCAGAAAAAACGGCATCGATCTATCGCCAACTGTTTGCGACTATGAAGCGCATCCCCACGGAGCTAGCAAATGACGTCCACGGAACCGGCACCGAGCAATCGCGAGAAAGCCAGCGACACTCTGACGGCCACGGGCACGCTGACGCGCGGTGGGACTCCCATTGCGGGGCCACTGATCGTGACACGGGCTCTGCTGACCGGCGGTCAGGCCGAGACGGCCGAGCTGCGCGACGGCGGCCCGACTGGCCCGCTCGTCGAAACGCTGCGACTCGGCGCAGGCGGTCGCGATGTGTCCGAACCTACGCGCGGTCTCCGGTTCGAGGCGGACTGCCACGTCACTCTGTCGGCCGGCACGACCAACTTTTCAGCTCGCTACGTCGGTGGCGATCTGCCGTGACCGGCAGCAACGCTACGACGATGACTGTCACATTGCGGACAGCCGTCGTCTGGCTCATCACTACGGCCGGAGCCGTCGCTGGTGGGGTCGCCGCGTGGGCTGATCTGTCACACGATCTCGAGACGATCGCCGATCGCACAGAGCGGATCGAGTCTCATCAGAGACGCTACATGCCGTATGAGAGCTTCTCGCGATGGCTCATCGAGGCTCGGCTTCGAGAACCAGAGATCTCATGGCCTGATGCTCCGGCGCCGCCGCGTGACTTCTGACCCGATCCTCGCCGTCGGCATTGACCCCGGCCTCACTGGTGCGATCGTCGCGTGGGATCAGATGGCGACACCGCGCGCGTGGACCATGCCGCGCATGAGTGGCGACTCGGGTATCGACTGGCCCAGAGTACGCGAGATCATCGAGATGTGCGCCAGCGAGCGCGCCGTCATCGCACTCGAGGCGCTGCAGCCGATGCGTCGCTCAGACTCTGGCGACATGGTCGGCGGTCGCGCGGCTACGACCGCGGCGCGGAATCATGGGATGCTCGAGG